TGGACACCGGCATCACTGAGGAAATGTACCGGGAACTGACCTGGCTTATCGACGATGCCAAACCCCTGACGCGGCACCTCACCGGGCTCGCCATCAGCCTGCAAACCACAGGCCTTGTGCACCTCGGCGCTTGTCTGACCGAAGGCGACGAAATCGACATATACCCACCCGCCCCGCGTGACATCGAGGTCACGGGGCGCATTCGTCAGGGTGGCCGTGAACACCTGATCGACACCATGGACATCTACCCATGACAGACCAAAACAGCCAGTTTTTCGCCATTCTTACCGCCATCGGCAAAGCCAAGCAGGCCAATGCGGATGCCCTGGGCATCCCGTGGACATTTGCACAGATGGGCGTGGGGGATGCCAACGGCACCGACCCAATCCCTGATGAGCAGCAAACACAGTTGATCAATGAGCAGCGGCGCGCCCCGCTGAATGAGTTGAAAGTGGACCCTGCCAACCCGAACGTCATCATTGCCGAACAAGTCATTCCCGAGAATGTGGGCGGCTGGTGGTTGCGAGAGATTGGGCTATACGACGCGGACGACGATCTCGTGGCGGTTGCCAATTGCCCACCCAGCTACAAGCCGCTGGTTACCCAGGGTTCAGGTCGTACCCAGGTCGTGCGGGTGAACCTAATCGTCGCCAACACCGCCAACGTTGTTCTGAGAATCGACCCATCCATTGTCCTGGCAACTCGCGCCTATGTTGACAGCCGAACCGTCCGGGCAAACCAGGAAGAGGCCGAGGCGGGAATTGAGAACAGCAAGCTCATGACGCCGGCGCGTGTATTTCAAGCCATCGCTAAGGTCGTTAGACAGGCCACGGAAAGCACCTTTGGTTGGGCAAAAATTTCTTCCCAGGAGCAAGTCGCGGACGGGACGGATGACACAACCATCGTCACACCACAAAAACTGAGGGAGGCCCAGGCCTCGCAGTTCGAAGCCGAGACAGGCACCGACGATACAAAGCTCATGACGCCGCTGCGGGTCGTTCAGACGATTCGCTCAATAGCAGCGACAGCCTCCGAAAGTCTTCAAGGCGTGCTCCGCATCGGAACCCAGGAGGAAGTAATCGCCGGTACGCTGGACAACGTCACCGTTACGCCCGCGAAGATGCGGATCGGCCTGACCTATAGCCTGACCGCAAATGGCTACATCATTTTCCCATCCTGGCTGCTCGGCATCACCTTCATGTGGGGCGCTACACAGACCGATGGCTCGGGCTACGGGACAACAACGTTCCCGCTCGCGTTCCCTAACGTCTGCTGGCACGTCTTCGGCACGGCGCGTGCTACAAATCCGGCGCTCATCGGGATCCTGGGCGGAAGCGGTGCCCCCTCACAGACGGGCTACTCCTGGTACGCCTCCACCATCAACGGCAGCGGTGGCGTACTCGGCATCGACTGGATTGCCATAGGTCGCTAAGGAGCTTCACATGCAAAGAGTCTATAGCCCTTCCACCGGCTGCACCTACCTCGACGCCGTTCACAAGGTTGCACCGCAGGATGCTATTCCCATCACCGAGGAGCGCTTTCTGGAGGTTATCGCCAACCCTGCGCCGGGCAAGGTGCGCAGTCACGACTCTGACGGGCTGCCCATACTGATTGACCCGCCTCCGCCAACCTCTGACGAACTGGCCGCGGCTGAACGCTTATGGCGAGATGCTGAAATCGAGAGCGTTCGATGGCTGCGCGAACGGCACCGCGACGAGGTCGATTCGGCAAGGCCGACAACCCTAACGGCAGAACAGTCCGGGGAGCTGTTGGACTATGTGCAGAACCTGCGGGACTGGCCCCTATCCGCCGACTTCCCGAAACCAGAATATCGTCCCATCGCACCGACATGGGTGGCCGAACACAACCAGTCGCCGCGACGCGACCGCTCCTTGTAACGCCCTGACCTACAAGCACCCGCGCTAGCCCATTCGGCGCGCGCGCGGCAGCCTGAGCGCAGTCACTTCAACCACCGCGCAGGCAAGCCCATGGCCGATTATCTTCACGGCGTGCGGGTCATCGAACTCAACGATGGTACCCGCCCCATCCGCACCATACCCACCGCTGTCATCGGCATGGTCTGTACGTCCGAGGACGCAGATGCCACCGTATTTCCATTCGACACACCGGTATTGTTGACCAACGTGCAAAGTGCCATTGGCAAAGCCGGCATCACCGGCACTTTGGCGTCCAGCCTTAAGGCCATCGCCGACCAGACCAGGCCCTACACCATCGTCGTGCGAGTGAAAGAAGGCAAAACCGACGAGGAAACCACCAGCGCCTTAATCGGCACCACAACCACCGAAGGCAAATACACCGGCATGAAAGCCCTGCTCGCCGCCAAAGCCCGTGTCGGCATGGTGCCGCGCATTCTCGGTGTGCCCGGCCTCGACAGCCTGCCGGTGGCTACCGCCCTGGTCACCATCGCTCAACAGTTGCGCGGCTTCGCCTATGTCAGCGCCTGGGACTGCAAAACCAAAGAGGAAGTAGTCGCCTACCGCGACAACTTCGGCGCTCGCGAAGTGATGGTCATCTGGCCGGAATTCCAGAACTGGGACACCGTCAGCAATTCGACCGTCACCGCCTCGGCGGTGGCCCGCGCCTTGGGCCTGCGCGCCAAAATTGATCAAGAAGTGGGCTGGCATAAAACCCTGTCCAACGTCGCGGTGAACGGAGTCACGGGCATCAGCGCCGATGTGTTCTGGGATCTGCAAAACCCGGCCACGGACGCCAACTACCTCAACAGCAATGAAATCACCACGCTCATTAACGAGGGCGGCTTCCGTTTCTGGGGCAGCCGAACCACCAGCGAAGACCCGCTGTTTGCCTTCGAGAACTACACCCGCACCGCCCAGATCCTTGCGGACACCATGGCCGAGGCGCACATGTGGGCCGTGGACAAGCCGATGCATGCCTCCCTGGTGCGCGACCTCATCGAAGGGATCAATGCCAAATTCCGGGAGCTGATCAGGGCGGGGTATCTGATTGGCGGTAAATGCTGGTACCCAGACGACGCCAACGACAAGGACACCCTCAAGGCCGGCAAGCTGTTCCTCGATTACGACTACACGCCAACGCCGCCGCTGGAAGACCTCACGTTGCGGCAACGCATTACCGACCGCTACCTGATGGACTTCGCCAGCAAGATCAACAGCTGACCCGCATACCGGAGAGCCCCGCCATGGCTATGCCCCGAAAACTCAAAAACCTCAACCTGTTCAACGACGCCAATAGCTATCTCGGCGTGGTCAAGACCGTCACCCTGCCCCCGCTGGGCCGCAAGATGGAAGGCTATCGCGGCGGTGGCATGCACGGCCCGGTCAAGGCCGACCTCGGCTTCTCAGACGACGGCATCCAGTTCGAATGGAAAACCGGAGGCCTGGATCTGATTGCCCTCAAACAGTTCGGCGCGGTCAATGCCTCGGGTGTTGCATTGCGCTTTACAGGCGCTTTCCAGCAGGACGACACCGAGGAAGTCAGCGCCGTGGAGGTCGTAATGCGCGGCCGACACGAGACCATCGAAATGGGCGATGCGCAGTCCGGTGAAGACACCGAGCACAGCATCACCACCACTTGCAGCTATTACAAATTGATCGTCGACAACGAGGACATCATCGAAATCGACCTGCTCAATTTCATTGAAAACGTCAACGGCGTGGACCTGCTGGAAAAGCAGCGCCAAGCCCTCGGCATCTGACTCCCCCCGCCCACAGGGCGGTTAAATCCTCACACTGGAGCCCTTCATGAAAACTGACGACACCCTTCAAACACCGCCGCCGGCTGATGACAACACCGTCACCCTGGACACTCCGATCATCCGTGGCAAGACCGTCATCGACAGCATCACTTTGCGCAAACCGCAATCCGGCGAGCTGCGTGGCGTGCAACTGGTCGAGCTGCTGAATATGGACGTGGCCACCCTCATCAAAATCCTGCCGCGTATCAGCAGCCCAGGTATCACCGCACCCGAAGCCGCCAGCATGGACCCGGCCGACCTGCTTGCCTGCGGCAGCAAAATCGCCGGTTTTTTGTTGCAGAGGTCGGCGAAGACGGACGCATCCCTCGTTGCGTAGAGGATGCGATGGCCGATCTGGCCGTGATTTTCCATTGGGCGCCGGCTGACATGGACCAGTTGGGCCTGCAAGAACTGATGGAGTGGCGCGAGCGCGCCCGTGTGCGGAGTTCCACCGATGGCGAATGACTTGAAACTGCGCGTACTGCTCAACGCCATCGACAAGGCTAGCGGGCCCTTGAAGGCCATCAACCGCGGCAGCATCGGTGCCGCCCGCACCCTCAAGGACGCTCGCGACCGCCTCAAGGAGCTGAACACTCAGCAGAAGGACATCAGTGCGTGGCGCACCCAGCGCGCAGCAGTAGAACAAACAGAGAAAGCCCTCGGCGCCGCTCGTGAAAAAGTTCGGGTGCTGACCCAGCAGTTCGCCGCCACGGGAGCACCGACCAAGGCAATGACGAAGGACTTTCAAGCCGCGGTCAGAGCTGCTCACGCGCTCAAACAGCAACATGCCAGCCAGCAGAGCCAGCTGCATAATCTTCGAACCAGGCTCAGCAGCGCCGCCATCAGCACACGTAACCTGAGCCAGGCCGAGCGAGAGCTGCGGACAAAGATAGCGGCCACCAACGGAGTCATTCACCAGCAGGAAAATCGCCTGCGACAGGCTACAAATCAGCAAAAACGCCTAGCCGCAGCAAAGGCCCAATACGAGAAAGGAAAAAGTACCGTCGGCAGCATGGCTAGCACCGGTGCGACTGGCGTAGCGGGTGGCAGCGGCATCCTGTACGCCGGCACCAGAATGATGGCGCCGGGGCTAGAGTTCGATGCGAGCATGAGCAGGGTGCAAGCCCTCACCCGTCAAGACAAAAACTCGCCCGACTTGAAGGCGCTTCGAGACCAGGCGCGCCAGTTGGGCGCTAGCACTCAATTTACGGCAGGGAATGTAGCCGAAGGGCAAGGTTTCCTGGGCATGGCCGGCTTCGACCCGAAGGCGATCAAGGACGCCATGCCCGGCATGCTTGACCTGGCAAAAGCGGGCGGCGCCGAGCTGGCGGAAACCACTGACATCGCCTCGAACATCCTTACAGGCTTCAACCTCAAGGCCGCGGAAATGGGCCGCGTTGGTGACATCCTGGTGGGCACGTTCACGCGGTCCAACACCAACCTGCAGATGCTTGGCGAAACCATGAAGTACGTGGCACCGGTCGCCAGCAGCGTGGGTCAGGACATCGAAACCGTCGCCGCAATGGCCGGCAAACTCGGCGATGCCGGCATCCAGGGCAGCATGGGTGGTACTGCTCTGCGCGCCATCATCAACCGACTCAGCTCACCGCCTAAAGCGGCTGCCAAAGCGCTGGCCCAGCTTGGCATCAGTGCCAAGGACGCCCAGGGCAATATGCGTCAGATGCCCGAGATCCTCACAGAGCTTTATAAAAAAACCAAACACCTGGGTAACGCTGACCGTTCCGGGCTGCTCAAGCACATCGCCGGCGAAGAGGCCGTCAGTGCCTTGCAAGTGCTCGTCAAACAAGCCGGTACAGGAGAGCTGCAAACATTCATCGGCACCTTGCGCCAGGCCCAAGGCGAAGCTGCTAAAACGGCAGCGGTGATGGCCGACAATCTGGCAGGCGACCTGAGCGCCTTGAACAGTGCCTGGGAAGACCTGGGCATCCAGATGCAAGAGCAACAGAACGGCCCAATGCGCGGGCTCATCAAAAGCCTCACCGAGGTCATCGGCGCAGTCAAAAGCTGGATCGCGGAGAACCCGGAACTGGCAGGCCAGATAGTCAAGGGCATTGCTGGGCTTGGCGCACTCATGGCCGTCATGGGCACCCTGGCAATCACGCTGGCAACCCTGTTTGGACCACTGATAATGCTTCGGCTGGTGTTGGCGCAAGTGGGAATCAAGCTGCCCAGTCTGATCGGTATGTTCTGGAAGTTGGGCAAAACTGTCCTCCCCTTTGTGGGCAAAGCCATCCTTTGGCTGGGCCGCGCCCTGCTGATGAACCCCATCGGCTTGGCCCTCACGGCTATCGCCGCGGCCGCCTACTTGATCTACAGCAACTGGGACACAGTGAGAGCATTTTTCACCAGTGCATGGGCGGAAATTACAGCCGGCTTCAACGATGGAGTGGGCGGGATTCTGCGGGTGCTCGCCGACTTCAGCCCCATCGGTCTGGTCTATCGCGCCTTCTCCAGCGTGATGAATTATCTGGGCGTGGAAATGCCCGGAAGGTTCACCGAGTTCGGCGGCATGATCGTCAACGGCCTTATCGACGGGCTGACGGCCAAGCTCGGCAAGCTCAAGGACGTCGTGGGGGACATCAGCGATTCAACCATCGGTTGGTTCAAGGAAAAGCTCGGCATCCACAGCCCATCGCGAGTGTTTGCTCAACTGGGAGGTTTCACCATGGCTGGGCTCACGCAGGGGCTGGAGAGCGGTCAGACGGAGCCGTTGAGCGCCATGACGCGCATTGCCAAGCAACTCACGACTGCCGGCACAGTTTCACTTGGCGCAGCGCTGTCGCAACTGCTCGGAGGTGGCGCCGCCCTTTCCTCGTTATCGGTCGATGATCGAGCGCCCATCAGTCAAGCCGCCGCGCCGGTCTACAACAGCCAGGACAGCTACCAAATCAGTATCCACCCCACGCCAGGCATGGACCCACAGGCGATCAGCCGCGCCGTCCGTGCCGAGCTGGCCCGCATTGCCAGCGAAAAAGGCGCCCGCCAACGCAGCAAGCTGTCAGACCTGGAGTAACGCTCATGATGCTCGCCTTGGGCATGTTCGTGTTCAGCCTGTCCACTGCCGCCTACCAGGAGCTGCAACGCCAGACCGAGTGGCGCCACGCAGTCAACCAGCGCATCGGCGCTCCCCCAGCGAGGCAGTTTGTAGGGCGCGGTGACGACACAATCACCCTGCCCGGCATCATCCTGCCGGAACTGGCCGGCAGCGCGCTGAGCCTCGACGCCCTGCGCCTGATGGCGAATACGGGGAAGGCCTGGCCGATGGTTGAAGGCAGCGGCCGAATCTACGGCCTGTGGATCATCGAGAGCCTGAGCGAAACCAAAACCCTGTTCTTTCGCGACGGCACACCCCGGCGCATCGAATTCACCCTCAGCCTCAAGCGCATCGATGACGACCGCATCGACCTGCTCGGGGCGGCTACCCAAGTCGGCGTCAACATCATGAGGGCGCTGCTGTGATTGAGGCGGAGATATCCAAGGTCACTGGCTACCTGGAAGGGTTGGCCGACCGCTCCCAGCGCGACCTAGCCTATCCTGTTCCGGCGTTCCGGATAACCGTCGATGGCAGGGATATCGCCCAGTTGATCAGCCCGCGACTGATGAGCCTGGACCTGACCGACAATCGTGGCATCGAGGCGGACCAACTCAGCATCACCCTCAGCGACCATGACGGGCTGCTGGCAATCCCGCCCAAGGGCGCGGTCATTCGGTTGTGGCTGGGTTGGAGCGACACCGGCCTGGTGGACAAGGGCACTTACACCGTGGACGAAACCGAACACAGCGGCGCGCCGGACATGTTGAGTATTCGCGCCCGTTCGGCGGATCTTCGCAAAGGCCTGAAGACCAAGCGCGAGCGCAGCTGGAGCAATACCACGCTCGGCGAGGTGCTCGGTGACATCGCCCTGGGCAACGCCCTAAGCGTTACCATTGCGGACTCCCTGACTGGGCTACCCATCTTGCAACTGGACCAGGCCAACGAATCCGACGCCAACTTGATCAGCCGCCTGGGGGAGGAGTTCGACGCGGTGGTCACCGTCAAAGCCGGCTGCCTGCTGTGTCTACCCGCCGGAGGCGGCAAAACGGCCACCGGCGCTGAGCTGCCCCACATCACCCTCACACGCGTCGACGGTGACCAACACCGATACCTGCAAGCCGACCGAGACAGCTACGACGGAGTGCGCGCCTATTTTTACGACGTGAACAGCGCGAAGAAACAGGAGGCCATTGCGGGCGGCGGTGAAAACCTCAAAGACCTGCGCCACACCTTCAGCGACCGCCAGTCCGCCCTGCGTGCGGCTCGGGCGGAATTCAACCGGTTACAACGTGGCAGCGCGACCCTCAGCTATACACTCGCCCGGGGCCGGCCTGAGCTGATTCCGGAACTGACTTATACGCTCCAGGGTGTGAAGTCGGAGATTGACGAGATTATTTGGTATGGCGGGAATGTGCAGCACAGCCTCAGTCCTGACAGCGGTTATATCGTCAGCCTGGAGCTGGAGAGCAAGCTGCCCGAGGATACGGTTGAGGATTTGGCAGAGGAGAACAGCGGGGACTACACGGGGGTCATCGCTTACTACCGCGACAAGAAAACAGGGCAGCAGAAAACGGTTACGGCCGGAGATCAGAGCAGGCCGAGGCGCTTAAAGTGGTTATATGCGAGCGAAAATAACGCGAAACGGGCGGCGACAAGAGAGTATCAACGAATGAAAATCCCATCCTAATCGTCCAGTGACTAGGAAGAAGCTGCTTTCTTCTTTGGGCCTTTATCGGCTTTAGCCCTCTCAGGCCTCCTATCCTTAGGATCAAAGCCAAGAATGATACCGATGTGTTTGACCTTAAAAGGAGTTCCAGATCTGTCGTGCTTATGGACACTATAGAAAACAAAATTTGGTCTCTCGTTACAGTCGGTTTCGGCATAACCTTCGAGAGCTTGTTTCGCAAGATGAGCCCTCCAAGCAGCAATAACACTGGCGGCATCATTATTTTTGATATATATCAACATACCACCGCAATCTTGATTCGCATCACCAGTAGAGTAACGGGTCGTCAACTGTTGAAAGCCTTGATAAAGATAATCATAGTCGGAGTGAATCTTGGCCTCACCTATCCATAAAAAACCATCTTTCTTTCCACGAACAACCAGATCTGAATGCCCACCAATTTTCTCGTCATGGGTTGCCACATAACCCAGAAGGCGTAATGCGCGTTTTATTTCGGTAGTTAGCCTGTCTTCACCATCCTTTTTCAATAGCTCTGGATTTTCCTGAAAGCCACTAAGCACAGAGTCAAGATCCCTGTAAAGCACATTTACAAAATCTGTATACGTACTTGCAAACAGCCGATCAAAAAACAACTCCACCCCTGGAATAATTGGCCCCATTGCTCTTAGCTGAGCTACTGTCAAGTTATCGAGAGCAGTCCCGGTCATTCTTGCTTGCCCTCCAGCACTGCACGACTCGGCACAAAATATGGATAAATTTTGTTCTCGTAATCGGGAACTTCAATGCCCTTTTCCGGATGCATTAGCTTATTTGTTCGCTGTGCCTCATCTAGATACTCAGGATCCAAATCAAAAATCTCGTCTTCATCAATCAATTCAAATTTCATATCTAACAAAGGGACTGAAGCCCCCGTCAAATACTGGGTCATCTGAACAACAAGCAGCAAATCATCAAGACCTGCTATTGCAGCAAGCCTTGTAAAAGTCAAATGAGCGATATCGTCATGAGAATAAATATAATCAACAAGACGCAAGCAGGCCCCTTTCAGAGGTTCTGAAGGATCATCATCTGCAATGCGGCTAATGACAATATCTTTCTTCATGAGATGCTCTTAAAGAACTTTACCCAGTACAAAATCATAATCTTCTTGGCAGGAACAGTTTAGCACATGCAAAACATCAACCACCGGATTTTTATCACTCGCTATTGAGAAGTGTGCTGGAATAGAAACCTCAGGTTCTCCGTTTCCGGTAGGTGATGGCCAGTGCTTTGATATCGAATATGCATTCAGATCAACTACCGCAATCGTACCGCCGTGGTGATATGGATCCGTTCGCACGTCTCGGCTCTTGTGTCGCATCTTTTCACGGTATATACCGGCCGCGTCTGTAACATGTCCTAGCTCGCCAACAACTCCGTCATTAGCATCATATAGTTTCTTAATAGCGGGATAAAAATTCAAAGTGGAGCCGAGAACATTAAGCGCACCTATACTTTTCTCTGCGAATTGTGAAACCAGCTGTTCTATCCTACGTAGACGACGCCCAATGTCGTCCGAGTTAAATTTTTTCACTCCATCAAGCCGTATCTCTATCACCCCTTCATCAGGCAAAATACTCACCACATCATATAGTTGTATCGGCTTGCGTCGAACTCCTATTAACTCATCGAAAACCCCAAAGTCTTTTTTTGCGTCATCGCCTAGAGAATCTCCAGGAATTTCTTCTCGCTCCGTTATGTACTGTTTGGAACACATCATAAAATTGGAGCGATCTTTCTCATCCCACTGCGCAACACACAAGACGTCTAATGGAGCTTTTACAAGCTCATCAATACTCAATGGAAAGGGAAAATTTTTCAAATAAACATTATTCTTACTGATAAAGTCCTTACTCATTGCATGAGCTAAGGATTCGAGGATTTTTGAATCCACCTCATAAACCTTTACGACCTTATCACAATAAAGGGTTAATTCATTATGTATCAAAACAAGCGAGGCAGCACAGGCGTCTTTTTTATCTTTCTTCTTAAGCTCGGGTGCAATTTTTTCAACAGTCTGCTGCCATCCAGTGGAAACAGGCAGATCATGATTTTTCAAAGCATTTCTTACACTCTTAAAAGAAACATCTCGAATTTGAAGCGCATCAATATAGGACAATGGATTTATCATTAATGCCTCATTAAGAGTGAGATTTAAATTTATTTCCAGCAGCCGTAGACCGTATCCCTAAGTGATAAATACGATGGCGAGCAGTACTTGTTCTGGAAGAGAAGTGCGCGGAATTTGACAGGCTCATCAATATACTTGAGCTGATAACAAACTGACCGCAGCGGTGAAGGGGACTATCACTTTGCATGTCACAAATCCATCTGTGGACTGATGTGGCACGGATGGCTGTCCTGCTCGCCAAGGTGCCCGATTGGATCATCGGCGTCCTGCACTGATTGATCCGTTCTTAATAGGTACAGATTATGCTGGCCTTTTAGAATCGGCAAGGGCTTCCATCAACTCCTTCAAGCGCCGCTCAACATCCATCAGACGTTTCTTCTCTTCAGCAACGCTTTGCACATCCCGCTTACCTGCGTCCCCAAGCGAACGGAACAGCGTTAGCACGGCCTCTTCCTGCGGATCGAAGACTGGAGCCCCGACAGTGGCACCCGCCGAGCCTCGATACATAGCGCCGTCACCGGTCAGCAACCAATCCAACGAGAGGCCCATTTGCTCAGCGAGCCTTACACATAATGGGTAAGGCACTGAGTTCCTAGAACGCCAATTCCCCATCGTCTGTCGGTTGGTCCCGGTCGCCTCACATAGCTGTGAGTCGTTTTCTACACCCAAGGCAATGTGAAGACGGTCCAAAACGGCGGCGGCACTTTTTTTATCCAATTTGAAGAATTCACTCTTGACATACCCAAAATGGGTAATTAGGCTTACACGATATGAGTACATCTTAACCAACTGAGGACAGCCAAACCATGAGCGAAGTCATGGCAAAGCGCCAGATTCAGGCCCGACTAATTGAGCGAGACAGCAACTTCCGCCAATTCGCAATTAGTCACGGCTACGCACCACGCACCGTCACCCAGGTAGTAAAGCGCTGGGCCGGACACGACACGCTGCCTCGAGGCCGACTTTCATTTCAGATCCTGCGGGACCTTTCCAAGCTGATCGGCAAGGAAATTCTCCCTGGCATTCTCGCAGATAGTCCGGATGCCTCTCTCAAGTCAGACATAGCGTAAACCAACTGTAGGACGAATCCACGACAGGAGGAACCAGAAAATGAAACGCCACCTACCAAAAACCAAGCGTCAAGTAGCCATGGCTGTGGTGAGCAGCTACCCAGGCGGCCGTCAGGCCGCCGCCGCTCGGCTGGGTTTACCACTTAAGAAATTCGACAACCACCTCTACGAAAACCCCGGGAGCCGCCCGCTGAGCGACGACAAAATCCGTCTACTGGAGAAAGATGCCGGCACCAGCCATTTGCCTGAGTACGTTACCCACCTGTACGGCGGTTTGTTCGTTCCCCTACCTGAGCCGCAGACACTGGACAACATCGAGCTATACGAACGCTCGGTTAAGGTTTCGGCCAAGCGCGGCGCCGTCGACCAAGCCATTGCCGATGCACTGGATGACGGCGTCATTCAGCCAGGTGAAGCCGACACCATCTTGAAAGCACACCGTCACTACCTGTCAGCACGCCATGCAGAAGTACTCGCGACGCTCCAGCTCCACAGCAAATGAAAACCAACTGATCCTGGAGGTTAACGATGACCACTCAACTGATACCCGTATTCAACGGCGAACTTTCCGGCAGAAACCAGCCGCTATGCGATGCACGGGATTTGCACTCGTTTCTCAACGTTGGACGCGATTTCAGCACCTGGATTAAAGAGCGGCTAGAGCAATATGGCTTCGTTGAGCATGAGGACTATTCCCCGGTTTTGGGGAATAGGTCGGACGGTTTGCCGGGTAAACCTCGCACCGAATACCACCTCACCCTCGACACTGCCAAAGAACTCGCCATGGTCGAGAACAACGAACAAGGCCGCCAAGTCCGTCGCTACTTCATCGCCATGGAACGCGAAGCCCGCGAGAGCCGCGGCGCTTGCTACCTCAGTGTGGGTCAGCAGTTAGCGGTCCACCGTCAGGTACCACGCCTGCTCGGTCAGCTCAAAGCCGAAACCTCACCAGCCATTCGCGCAACGCTGCACGCGCAGTTGAGCCAGCACTGTCATCTATTGGCCTTGCCTGTGCCTTCCCTGGAAAGGGTGGGCAAGTCAGTGGGTGACAACCCGGACCAGTCTCCAAAAGATCAGCCCTCCCTTTTCAAGGTAAACCGCAATGACCTATATCCCTGAGGTTGAAAGGCATCAATTACTGGACCTGTTGGATATCGCTCAGCAGCGACTGGACAAGTTGCGGGACATCGTCGCGACTACCAACGACTCCTGTTCCGGCACCGATATCAGGCTCGCAATCGGTGATGCGATTACTCCCCTGAACATCGCTCTAGAAGCAGCGGAAGCGCTGTAAAGGATCTGGCTATGAGCACCTACAAACTCGTCTGCCCCCACTGCCAAGGCCGCATGCGCATTCGTACCAGCGAAGGCACCCATATTTTTTTGCGCGTGGCCTATCTGCAATGCACCAACGAGGCCTGTGGCTGGTCGGTGCGGGCCGAGTTCGAAATGACTCATGAAATGAGCCCCAGCGGCATGGCTAACCCCTCCGTCAAGTTGCCCATTGCCGACACGACCTTGCGACGTGCGGCGATGAGAACCGCCAACGTTCAACCCGACCTGCTCGACCAAATGGAAATGGAGTGCACGCAATGAACCACGAACAGCTTGAACACGATTACCGCAGCAGCATGCAGCGGGCGGCCTTCGCCTACTTGCAACGGCACGAAGCGCAGCACCTGGTCGGCTCTGACCTGCTGTATGAAAACTGCGTCCGGCACCTGACCACCGCGCTGGAGGTCCCGGTGTTCATGGCGCAGAAACTGGTACACAACGCCTGGACTGAATTGCAGGTCATCAACCAACGCAAGTGGATAGGGGTGGACTGGGGCTCTAGCCCAGGCAGCACCGTCGTTCACTTGATCGATACCCGAGCAGACCTGCGCTACCCCGTCCCGGCACGGTTGCTACCGCAAACCCTGCTCGCCCAGCGTGACTGCGCGCAAAAGCACCACCCTCAGTAATCCCCTTTTAAAACTACCTGCCCTACCCCGCTTCCCGTGGGTTTGGGTGAGCTTTGCCTGAAATCCGAGGTGGACCATGGAAATCGATATCGCCGTTGCGACACGACTGCCCCGTGAAGAGGCCGAAGCCCTGCTCCAGGTGCTTCGGAATCAGTACGCCCAGCAGCTCAACGAGCATTGGTATGACGACCGTTTTCGCATGGTCCCCGCGGGTTTGCGGCATGGCTCGCTGCTCGCGGCATTCCCGGCAATGGCCGCGCAAAAGCGCCTGATTGGTGCCCTGAAACAAAGTCTTGGCGAAGTGAAGTAAGCCCCGATGAATAAGCAACTCAACGTCTCCCATGGTGCAAAACCTGCGCTGCGCAAGCCCATGGAGCATCAGCTGCGCGCTGACGTGCTACAGCGCCTTGAGTCCGATTATGGCCTGCAACATATGGCCGGCACGCATTACATGCGCAAGGGCACCTGCCCGCAGTGCAATCAGAAGCGCTTGTTTTCCCGTCACGATGAACCCTGGTTCATTCGCTGCGGGCGTGAGGAAAAGTGCCGCTACCAGGCCCCCGTCAAAGAGCTGTACCCCGACTTGTTTGACGACTGGAGCAAGCGCGCCCCAGCAAGCGACGATCAACCCACCGCCACCGCAAAGGCGTACCTCACCTTCGCTCGCGGCTTTCACGTCGAGTTGATCGAGGGGTGGTACAGCCAGGAAAGTTACTTTGACCGTGACCTCAATATCGGCTCAGCCACGGTGCGGTTCGCGCTCGATCATGGGGGATATTGGGAACGTCTGATTGACCAGCCCTCGCGCTTTGGCAAAAAGAAAGCCCGCTTCCAACCCAAGCAGAGCTACCGGGGCTACTGGTGGTGTCCACCTTGTGTGGACGTTCTGCAGGTGGAAGAGCTGTGGATTGTGGAGGGGATTTTCGACGCCATAGCGCTTATCCATAACGGCATTTCTGCGGTCGCCGCGTTGTCCTCGAACGCCTTCCCCGATGAATCGTTGAAGGCTTTGATCGCGGCCTGTGAGGGCAAGGCGCCTAAGTTGGTATGGGCTCTGGACAACGAGCCTGGGGCGCAGAAATACACCCGGTCCTGGGTCAAGCAGGCCAGAGAGCTGGGCTTCGTTTGCGAGGCCGCGCAGATCCCGCAGCCGGATGCTCGCAAGGTCGATTGGAACGACCTGCATCAGCGCTGGGCTTTTTTGGACGACGACGAGGCCCGGGCACAGCGGATAGAAAAGGACTTGAAGGAAGCCAGGCATCAGGGCGCGCTGCTGATTGCCGAGAGCGCCAGCGACAAGGCTCTGCTCATGTACCAGTGGCGGGAGCGGGAGGAATTTCACTTCTGTTTCGACTCCCGCCTGTACTGGTGGAAGTTGGATATCTCCAAGTTCAACAGCGCCAAACAGGCGCTCGATGACAGCGACAAACAGGAAGACCAACTGCTCAACGAAAAAGCCATTCGCGAAAAGGCGCTGCGCATGTCCGGTTGCGTGGTCGAGATCGCGAACTGCTTCCCCAAAGCGCTGTATTTCCAGCGCAACGAGATAACCGACGAGTCTTGGTACTTCTTCCGCGTGGACTTTCCACACGACGGCGGTTCAGTAAAGAACACCTTCACGGGCGGCCAGGTCGCGGCTGCCAGCGAGTTCAAGAAAAGACTGCTTGGCATGGGCGCCGGCGCGGTGTTCACCGGCAGCGGCCAGCAGCTGGACAAGATCATGAAGGACCAGCTTTTCGGCATCAAAACTGTCCAGACCATTGATTACGTGGGCTACAGCCGAGAGTACGGGTGCTACGTCTTCAACGACGTGGCCGTGCGTGAAGGCCAACTGATCACTCTCAACGAAGAGGAATTTTTTGAGCTGGGGAAGCTGAAACTCAAGAGCCTGCAAAAGGGCGTGAAGATCCAGTTAACCAGGGATGGCAAAAACCACGACTCCAGATGGATGGATCTGCTCTGGCAGTGTTTCGGTACGCAGGGGATTGTCGCCCTGACGTTTTGGTTCGGCTCACTGTTTGCCGAACAGATCCGGCATCGCTACCAGTCCTTCCCTTTCCTTGAGGCTACTGGCGAAGCCGGTGCGGGCAAGACGACTTTGCTCACATTGCTATGGAAGCTGTTCGGGCGCGACGGGTACGAGGGCTTCGACCCTTCCAAATCTACCAAGGCCGGTCGTAGCCGTTTGATGGGCCAGGTTTCCGGCATGCCGATTGTATTGCTGGAGTCCGACCGAAGCGGCGAAGA